TTAATTATAAATAGTTTTTTCCCAGTCATCCAAGACTGTTACTTCCCACCGAGGAAGATATGGATTAATATAGGTTACAGACCTACCATATACAGAGAAACTTTTTCCAATAAACTCGTCGATAGCTTCATCTTCCCCTTTTTGAAGACAGATATTCATAAAAACATGCATTTCATTCCAGTTTGTAGGCCCTATGAACAAAGATTCAATCAAGCGGCCTTTAACAGGTACACCAATAACTTGCTCTTTTATCCTATCAACTAATGATACAGCTTCTTCAAAAGTCATACTTGTATTTTTAGAACAAATATACACAAAAAATAGATGCCCTCTCCCCTATCCCATAAAAGCGATTTCAATCTGTGGAATTTCAGTATTACAAATTTCAATTCTATTAAGAAAGATATTTTCGTAATTCTTCAATTGCCTGTGATGCACTTCGGACTACCACATACTTATTACGGCATGATTCCGCTTGTTTTTGAAACTCTTTCTGTTCTTCTGACTGTTTTCCTACCCTCGTTTTAAACTCTATACAGAGAGAAGCAAAACCCTTTTTGGGAATTAGTACGATCACATCAGAAACTCCGGGTTTCACTCCTTGACGTTTAAGGTTAGCGGCTTCCCTTACATGACGACTACCACCGTTCGGAACGGCAAATATAAGTCTGTCTGGAATATTGGGGAAATATAAAGGAATAAGTTTAAAGAACTCTGTTTGTATGCGAGCTTCCTCATTATTATGTACTTCTTTAGAACGTGGAGGATTACGCTGATCTGCATAGCAATTATAACACATAAAGTCGGTACCTGTTTTAATAACCGATACCGTTTCTCTTCCACATAAAATGCACTTTTCTTTAGTCATTATTCAAAATAAGCTAAATTGTATTGGTCTTCTACCTACTACTGCTATCGTTCTCTCATGAATTGGGCACTGCGAAGCATAGGGACATCTCCCTGACATAGCAGAAAGATGCGCTCCATGCCATTCATCCCAATCTGTTACATTATTAGCAGAGAGGAAAGTTATCAGTTTCATGCAGCAGAAGCCACGTTCTTTCTCTTGACCTCCTGCAACTTCGAATAATCCATTACTCTGTGGACGTTTCATTCAATTCTTTCTTGATTTGAGCTATGCGGTAAACGAAGAATCTATCGCATAGCTGATTTATCATTTATTTCTTGCCGCTTCTAAAACTGGAAGATTTGTCTCCGTTGGTATGTATATCACAGTTTTATCATTCAGATTGCTTTGTTGACGTACCCACAAATATTGGATATATGCGGGGGTAATACTTCCATTTTCGATTTTAATCGCTTCGGCAGCACCTTTGGCACGTTCGATTTCAGCTTGGGCGTTCAGCTTTTCAGCTTCCAGATTTGCTTTAGCTTCTTCAATCCTTATTTTACGGTTTTGTTCTGCTTTAGCAAATTCAGCCTTTCCAGACATTTCTTGCTGCCAAACGTTATAATAAGGGATGGTAACAAAACATCCCACAACAATTGCGACAAATACGATAGCCGCCAAAATTCCAAGTTTATTCATAATCTAATATTGGGTTTTATAAAGCCGCCCAAGGCTTATTAGTTTATTATTATTATATTTGCAAAAAAACAAATATATGTCAACAATATATCGTAATAGAACAATCCGCCCTTCAAGTAGACTTGAAACATCTGTATCTTATAAAATCAATACAGAGAAAGTCACGACAAATGATACATTGGTTATTACCATTAACCATGAAAGTGAGAATTTTAGTAAAGAATTTACTTTTTCAGGAGAGAAGGTTGCAAACCGTTCCTCAATACACTTCAGATATATCAATGGAGAAATTATTTGGTCACCAGTTCAGCCTGATTAGATTCATATCTTTGCAGACTTAAATTATTCATCATCATAATCAGTATCAAAGATACGTGCAACCATATCGACGATATTTTCCTCAATGTCTTCCGTAGATCCGGTTACTGCATTAGCGATATTTTTCTTCTCTTGAATTATGCGATAAACTTTTTCATCAATAGTTCGCCGACCAAGAAAGTAGTAACAGGTAACCGAGTCCTTTTGCCCGATACGGTGTGCCCGGTCTTCGCACTGACAACAATCGGCGTATGTCCAAGGGAACTCAACAAAAGCGACATTACTTGATGCAGTAAGCGTTAAACCAACTCCGGCCGCCTTTATTGAACAAATGATAATATCCACTTTAGGATTGTTCTGAAAGGCGTCAACCGCTCTTTGTTTCTCATCCTGTGAATCTCTACCGGTAACCGATACAGCGGTAGGAAAGTAACGTTTCAACTGGTCTACAACTTCATGAAGTGAACAAAAGAGAATAATCTTCTTCCCATTCTCCCTAAAGTCTTTCACAAATTCAATAACATCACGTACTTTGCCACGAGCAGAAATTTGCCGGAGAATATTGATACGTACCATCACTTCACCACGTAGAGCCTTTTCTATCTTATCATCGTCAGCATCCTTGTATTTCTGTAGATACATAATAAGGTCGCGTTCTGCATCCATATACTCTTTGCGATTTGTAATTTCGCAAGTATTAACCTGACGTATCTTATCCGGAAGGTCTGTAAGAACAAGAGACTTTTCACGACGAAACATACAATACTGCCAAAGATTGAAATTCAGTTCTTTCAAATTAGAAGCCTCTCTTTGTCCGGAGCAGTATCGGTTAACAAATGGTTTATAGCCACCAAAATCCTCCATACGGTTTAGAATCGCCAGCTGTGGAATCAAATCTTTAGGCCGATTTACTACCGGTGTTCCAGTAAGCTCTATCACCCATTCTTTGCCGGTGCATATCCCTTTACAGAATTTAGCCTGCTGGGTAGATGCAGATTTGCAACGGTGACTTTCATCAATGATAACTGACTTGAATAAATTGATTGAGTTTCTAAATTCTACATCTCTCAACGTCCAGCCTTCGGCTTTCTTTATGCGTTGTACGAAGTATTTCTTTAATGATTCATAGTTAACAATAAACACCTGATGCATTCCTGTCTGGAAGAAGAAAGTCCACGTATCACGTACTTTATCTGTGAGTACCATTGCTTTTTTATCCGTAAACTTCTCCCATTCCCGTTGCCAGTTGATTTTCAATGATGATGGGCAAATGACAAGACAGGGAAAAGCGTTCGCTAGATTGATGGTAGCAATACTTTGTAATGTCTTTCCGAGTCCTGGTTCATCGCAATTCATAAACCGTTTTAGTTCCAATCCTCGTGCAATACCTTTAAGCTGATAAGGATAAGGCTGAATCTTTAAATTGTGCGGAACGGTTAGATCCGGCAGTTCCGGAATATCATAAGCGATATCTTCCTCCTTTTTTTCTGTACCGTTTACCCAATTTATATTCTCAAACTGCTGTATTTGATAAATCATCCTTTCAAGCTCTACCCTACTCCTTGTCGGGACAATCCAAACTTTTTTAGCACCATCAAAACGTCTACCGGGAATCTGTCTGACCCGATCTATTATTGAAGTCTTATATTTGAATGATAATTCGAAATTATCTCCTTTTAATTCAATATTCATGATTCAGAGTATTTAGCAGGGGGAATTATCCCCCTGTGATGATTGATTATGCGGTTGCGTCAAGAGGTGCAGGCGCCTCTATTTGTTTTTTACGTCCTCTTTTTTTAGGCTTCTCTTCTTCCAGTACAACAGCTTCTTCCGGTTCATCCGTTTCGAAATCAAGCCGCTCTTGTCTGACTCCCCATTTCTCTTCAAACAGATAACTTTCAACTTCCGCATCACAAGCTGCAGCATCAATGCTCAATTCTTCATAGTAAGGGTAATCTGCATCAAGGAGAGGAACGAAGATTTTCAGGTCAACAACTTTGCCGGACTGGAGAAGTTTAGCTCCCATAATGGTAATTCCAGAAACACCATCGACGCTGTCATTTGCGTAGCCCGTAATGATATAATTTTCCAGAGTCTCTGCATAGCCCGGGGAAGTAAAGCTATCTTTGTTGATATTAGAAGCCTCTGGCTGCTCACACAATACAACGAGATGTAATTTAAGCCGGCTAAACGCTTCTCTTAAATCGCTGTGGATGATCTGATCGCAGCTCTTGTTAATTACATTCGTGTAGTTCGCTTCCGAGAAACGCTCATTGTACACTACATTCAAGCGGTCTTTTTTGATAATCGCCTTCTTGATCTCATTTTTTACTTGTTCCATAATCTTCTTTAGTTGATAAAGTGATAATACTAAATGCTGATACAACTCCCATGACGGCAGCCGTAGTTATTTCTCTAGTCGTTGCATCTTCTCTTTGAGAGAAAGACAATGCCGTAAACAGACCGATAACGGCTAGCCCGATTGTGATTCTTTTTAAGTTTTTCATGATGATTGCTTTTTATTGTTATTATACATTCCGGACATTTTCATTTCTTCTTTTGCTTTACTTATCACAGTTACACACCATGATAGTTGATGCGTTGCCGTCCGATTGCAGCGTTCGCACCAGTCGACCAAATATCGTTCTTCCCTACACAAAGAGTTAACTAGAGCATTTATGGCCGTCGCTGTTGCTTTCGCATTCTTAGCTGTATCAACAAGCGTCTGCATGACCTCGGATTTCATCGCCTCATTGAGCCAGTATTTTGAGTCTGCAAGCAATTTGCCGGAACGGGCAACATATACAGCCAAGTCATTGCCACGTTGTACCGCTTCTGTCGCATCTTCGCTCATGGTTATATTGAGAAATGAATCTATATTAGTTAATTCATCCAATATTTGATATTTAGGTGTGATAAGTAAGTTCATATTGTTTTTATGATAAAATATAATCAGACCATCAATTGCCACCATTTGAAAGCCAGGTCTTCGTACTTTTCTTTTCCCTTGGTATATGTAGGATGATTACGGTCGGTGATAAAATGCTTGAATATCTTGCAGTTCTTTTTCGAGATTGCATAAATGAAATCCTGTTCGCTTCTTGCAATATCCATATACCAGGCACGGGATCGGTCCCAGTCAAAGAAATCTATCGCTTCATCGAATTGTGCCTGAGACTCTGCAAAGGTCGTTTTCAGATCGCCACCAAAACCGTAAGCAGATAACCACCAATCCCATTTACAGCGAGTATCGAGGTGATAGGCAAAGTTTCCATAATGGAACTCCTGCTGTTTATTGGCCATAAACTTTTGTGTATCAGACTGCGCTAGCACAACAGCAAGAAACTGGTCTTTCTCCGCTTCCTTCCGGAGAGCCTTACGCATCTCAAGTCCTAATTCAAATTCTTCTGTCGTGTACACATAATCATCTACCATCAGCTTGTCATACCGAACACGGTCATTCTCTGTGATAAGAGCGTCTACAAGAGTACCGAACTTGAATGCCTTTTCTTTATCCCCGTATTGAACACGGGGATAGAGATAATTTTTAAGTTCTGTCAGATCAGAGTTACTGACTTCTGTACGTGAATAATATGAATCGGGATTTGACATAACTATTTAGCTTTTACATCTGCCTCGTAGCTGATGAATTGTGATTCAATATGTTTTTGCTCTTTGCTGTTTGCTTGTTTCTCGCAATAGGTAATCATCTTTTTAAATATCTTCTCCAGTTCCTCAATAGGTAAGGTTTGCCCTTCGTTTATCCACCACATTTGGAACACCTCTAAGTATCCCTGTTGGTGAAGTACAATAATTTTTTCTTTCACCTTAGCATTTGTCGGCGGAGGAGCAATAGAAGCGGCAGCACCTGCAAAAAGACTACCGATTGAACTTTGCTGCGCTTTCATTGCAGCTTCTTGTTTAGCTGCTTCTTCCGCTTTTTTTATTTCTTCCATCTGTTTAGCCGTTTCTGCAGCTTCACGTTGTTTGCGTACTTCTTCCGCTTTGGCGGCTGCCTCTGCATTAGCAAGACGAAGCAGCTCCAACTCTGCCAGTTCTTTACGTTTAGACGGAATACGGTCGGTAAGATCTTGCTTAACGTTTAATAACTTAGCCTTATACTGTTGAGCATATTGTTCATATTTACCTTCTAAGATATTTCGGCGAATCTCCTTTTTTGTTTCTTGACTGATATAGTAAGTCGCTGAATCCGCACTAAACTTATCAAAATGAGATTTGGGATAATCGGTCTGAAAGACTGTGATTCCTATAACTTCGCGATCGAAGCTCTCATGTGTCAAATTAGAGAAGATGCCCTGCAATTCAGAAACTTTACTTGAAAGATACTGGTTAAAATAAGAAAGAAGGCTATTCTCTATTGTCTGTTGATAATTTGCTTTCTCTGTCTCAATCCTAGCTCTTTGCTCTGCTTCTTTCTTCCTCTTCTGCTCTTCTTCATATTTGAACTTAGCATACTCATTGCGCTTTGCTACAAGCTTTCCGGGAATTGTTGAAGGATCCTTAGGATCAATTTGTTTTTCTTGGGAGGTGAAAAAGGAACGTATTCTATCAAATATCTGCGTAATAGGTTTACGACGTTCATCCATATTTTTGAGTGTATTATTTACCTTCCTCAAGTAGTCGGATGCAGCTTGATCTATCGTTTCATTCATACCTTCTCCTTCGATTGTATTAAGGAGAGTTTGACCAGCTTCATTGCATTTCTTGACAGAGTTAGTATTCCTTCCGATGATGTCCGGAAAGGATGAAAGGATGTTTTTTACCTCATCTATTTTGATTAATTCAGTTGCCATAATTCTTTTCTTAAATTGGTTAGTAAATACTTAGAATCCTCCGTTTTCATCATCATCTGAGACTACTACTTGTACTGGTTCCGGAGCGTCTAATTGCTTTTCTTCTCCAAAAGGAGCATTAATGTCATCTACCGCTTGAACAGGTTCATTAATTTTTTCTTCATCTACTAGCCCGTAATCAATAACAGGTTCTTCCTGTTGTGTCTCCATAGATGTATAATTGCCTGTTCGTACTTTGGGGTATGCATCGAAAGCGTGTTTAATCATTTTGTTTTCAAGGAATCCTGTATCAATATGTCCACCATTAGAGGTATACAGAGAGTTTGCCGTTCCTTTGTTTTGCTTGGCTGAAAAAGTAGATAAACGTTTCCAATCTGACTCCATCATCCAAGAGTAATCAACTGACCCGTCATTGCGTACAATACGAATAAACACGGCAACCGGCTTGTCTGACTTTCTAGGGAAAGCTCCTTCATACTCTATTGATTTAGCACCGTTTATTCCTATTATAGGACGAAATTTATCTCCTTCAAATACTACTACTGGATTATCTACATAGCGCACTTGTCCGGCACGCTGGCGCATATATACTTCACCATAGGCTGAAACCATGAGTCCGGCACGTTTTTCCCACATATCACCATTAGCAGTTTTCACTTTAGCACTACGAGGAATTAAATAGCACTGCGGTCTGCCTGATTGGTCAAGTGAAAGACCATTCACTGCCATATCAAGGAAACAACCAAAGAGAGACAGTTTTGTACATTCCTGCAAAGCTGGTGTTTCAGTCAACAACTTATTGAAATGAAATTTTTCACGATTATAAATCTGTTCACCCATATCTGTCCCCCAAATAGCGTTATACATACCGATGAACTTTTGTTCAACTTTCTCGTTTTCGACAATTTTCGTTGCTGGAAGTGCATTTAGCTCCTCCACTCTAATTTGAATACTATTACTCATAATTGTTTAAATATTAGTTATTTATTAGTCTCCTTGATATACTCCACGGCTGTATTCTTCCATTAATAGAAGGTCCTCCGCAGTAGGTTGTTTGGTTATATCCATTTTACAAGGCACCACCTCTATAGGAGTTGGTTCAGAGCTACATTTCCTTTTCTGTTCTTCTCTTGCGTCAAGCTGCTTACCAATGCTTTCCTGTAGAGCCTTTAGCATTTCTGATGACTTCGGTATGTAGGTCATACGGCTAGTTGCATTAGTTGTTTGATAATGTTGTCCGGTACTTTATTATGCAGGTCCATCATTGCGCTGGCTGTTTCCAGTTCTGAACGCTTCACATAATATTTCCCTCGTTCCTTATTATTTGCCGGATAAAATTTGATCCAGGCTTTTTCGCGCCATTCTGTAATCAGGCGTTTTCCGTATATATCTTCCGCTTGTGATATTGTTACTACTTCGGGGAGTAGTCCTAACATCGTCAACGTTTGAACAGTTCCGATCTTAATACATCGTGCTACCATCATTTCGAAGCAATTTTCCATAATCTCTAATAGGCTGTTTCTTTGTTTAACTTTTGAATGGTGTTGAGCTGATTTACTGAAACACATCTGCATCTCTATGCTATGCTGCCTGATTAATATTGATTTTAGAGTTTACTTGTTATTGAAATAGATTGTTTTTCCTAGCATACTGAAAGAACTCTGCCAAGGAATGGACATCTATACGCCTAAAGGCATTCCGTTTATGTGTACGTACAGTTTCCAATGAAATGCAATACTTATCTGCTATTGCATTTTCTTCCATCCCTTCATAAAATGATCGCATAACGCTTAACTCACGTTCCGAGAGTGTACTATTAAATTTTGGTTTACAGATTATTCCTTCATATTTGCATTCACCCTTTAACGGACATTTGACCTCCTCAAAGTGAAAGTTTCCCATCTGATCAATATCCATTGTTGAATCAAACTCACCAAAATTACATTTAAGAAAACGACGTACTATTGAAAATTCAAACCAAGGAATATTATATCGTCGGTCTGTATATTCCAATGATGCTTTCTCCAGTGCTTCTGGCCAAAATATTCCCATTCGAGTTATGATTTCGGAAATAAACTCCCGATTTGACTGTTCCAATTGACGCGTACCACATTCATCGGTAATCATAACTTCACCTTTAGGAGTGAAATAAAATTCCATTCCAGTCATAATCATTCCTCCTTTCTTTCAGGAAATAAGGTTGCGACATCTGATTGTAAGATCTCAGCCACAATCTTTTTTTCAACCATACTGTTAGGTTGGGTATATCCATACATCCAGCAACGAACTGTATGACGATTACGTTGTGTCGCTTCTACAATAGCTGTAATAACATCTTCTTTAGGAGCTGATATGATAACTGGACGACGTTCTGCCTTTGGTAAGGCTGCAAAATACTCTGCTAGGGGTAATTTTTTGAGATTTGGGACAATATTATTGTCCGAACCATTTTTTTTGCTCATATTTGTAATGTTTTAAAGATTACGTTTTAAAATGTTTAATCGAAAGACACGGAGCTCTGAATCAAGTTTCTCAGGCCGGATGCAGGGCTTCCGTTTCTTTACTAAATGAAACTGTTATGAAAAATTTCATCAAGGTGATTGATGCCTATGATATTGAAAAGGTTATCAACATTGATTTTATCCAATCTTTATATAAAGATGAAGATTACACTATTATCCGATTCGGCAAAGATGATTGTATTTACGTCAAAGACTCTTATGAAGAACTAAGTCGTAAGCTTCTTAAATTGCCATCTGAAACAAAACCGTCTACACGTAAGACAGGACGAGGTTAAGAATCATCCTTTTTCTTGTACTTCTCCGGAAAGATGGCTTCTTTCTCTTCATCTGATAAGTAAGTAATATACTCTTTGATGAATAGATAGATCCTCTCGGCTGAAGCTGCTACTGCGTTAGGTGAAGCGTAATAGGTTTCAGTATAGTGATCGTAAGAATCAAAGGTTTTACTAATAGTTGCTTGTTGCACACACCATTTACGTAGTTTAGTATCCTGGTGATTGTGAATTAGACGAATAATAGGTCTCCGAAATGTAATTCCTAATATTATAAGAAGGAATACAAGGATAATTGAGGTCAATAAAAGCGTTGTCATAACTTTAATGTTTTAATGATTACGTGGCAAATATAAAAACAATGTTTTGAAATAAAAACAAATAGCAATATAAAGTTTTTATTTTAATATTAATTAAGAATATGGAGCTAAAAGAATTTATTGAAAATACATTGGTTGATATAGTGGAAGGAGTAAAATCAGCTCAAGAAAGATGTAATGCTCAAGATGTGCAGATAAGTCCAGGAAGAGTATATGATAGCGTCGCTTCAAAAGATTACACTATTCAGAATGTAGAATTTAATGTAGTGCTTGGCATGGATATAGGTAATGAAAAGGCAACTAAAAGAGCACTTCAAGTTATTCTTTCCAATATTGGGATTGGTATAAGCTCAGATGATGTTAACACGCATAGGAACAGCGAACAGACCACAGTCCATTTCACTGTTCCAATAAAATTGCCAACTAAAAAATAGCAGAAATATCATTCATCATCATTATTCCATTTTTCCTCACCAGTGAGGATGTAATGCAGTAAATAATTGAATGATAAAATTTCGACGTTTTCTTGGCTTGATAATCCTCTAATATACGCAAGCACCATTTCCTTGCGTATTTGAATGATTTCTTTTTCGTCCATGATTTTAATGTTTTAATGATTATGGCGCAAATATAAAAACAATGTTTTGATTTGAAATACAAAATGGATATAAAAAAAAGATTAGCATCAATACAAGCTGCAGTCAGATATTTAAAAGGTCAAGGTATTATAACCAAACAGCAGGATATTGTTGATAAAACAGGCTATACGAAAAGTACTGTTTCTTTAGCACTTAATGGAAATGAAAAATATTTAACCGAAAGTTTCATCAAAGAATTCAATAAAGTTTTTGGATCTTTATTCTGCGATCAATGGCTCCTTACGGGTGAGGGTAAAATGCTTAATGATGACAAGTACCTATTAAAGGATAATTCAGCTGTTATCAATGGAAGTGGTAACTCTGTCGTTTCAGGTGAGAATAATAAACTTGAAGTATCTAAATGCCAAGATGAATTAGAAGCAGCAATGCGTGAAATTCAATATCTAAAGAACATTATTAATGAGAAGGACAAACGTCTTGAAGAGAAGGATAAGCATCTTGCAGAGAAGGAACGATTGATTAATGTATTAATGAATAAATAGTATGTAGTTCCTTATAATATATGAAAAGGATATTATAGAATGACAAGAACGCCTCAATAAACTAAAACAAAACAACTTATAAAAATTACTATCATGAAAAAGATTTTATTTTTAACGATGACTGCATTATTAACAAGTTGCACATCAAATCAACAGCAAACAGTAAAACTATCAAACGAAATAGATTCTTTGAAAGCAGAGTTATCTACATATAAAGAAAAATATGGAGAACTGAAGACAATAGATGAAAAAAATAACATATTTGGAATTTGGGAATTATCTCATTATGTTGACGATTTTGGAGAGAAAACACAGGAAGGGTATATACGTACCTTTTGTACAGGTACATTTAGCAACTCAGCAACCACAAATTCAGAATTAGGCGTTCAATTTATTATCGACAAATCAGGTATGAGAATACAACTATATGAATACAATCGAAATCACCCAATTAAAGGTGAAGGATTTTTTAAATTTAAAGCCAAGAGGTCTGATGGCGAAACTTTAGAATTCAAAACCTATAACGCAGAAAACGGAAGCAACTTTGTAGAAGAAGAGTATTTTGAAGCGCTAATGACTTTTTTACAAAAAGAAGGAGAAGCTAAATTTATTGCAGAATCTTCAAGTTCGAGTACGTTAAGCAATTATAAATTCTCACTGACAGATACTTCATATCTAAAAGAAGCACTATCAAAAATATAAGCAGAGTTCAAGAGTCTAGTTAATTGATTGTGTAACTAAAATTTAATATTATGAAACTAAAAACAGCAACATTAATCGCCACCATAGCAACTGGATTGGCTTCATTACGGCAATTGTATTTCCTTCTTCGATATAACATTATGGAACGCAGTGAATATAATTCTTTAGAAGGAGATATTAACTCTATTGTTTACTTATTGATTTATGTATCTTTATTTATTTTCTTCATTGTATTCTACCAAAAACAAAATAATAAATCATGGAAGGATTAATACAATTCACAGGTATAGTGATGATTGCATTTGGCATACTGCAAATCATCCTTTTCTTTAAAGTTTGGGGAATGACGAATAACGTTAAACGTATTTGGAAGAAAATAGATAATAAGGACTTTCTTTCCGATGCTTGTGTTTCTTATATAAAAGGCAACTTGGAAGAAACTGAAAGGTTGGCAAATGAAGCTTTTCTGCAGGAAGTAGCTTTGCTTTCTAAATCATCTGAATCTTATGAAGATTGGGTTGATAGTTATAGAAAAATAAAAGAGAAATATACTCGTCTTTTCAAAAAGATAGATAAGCCAGTTCCTGATTTTAATAAATATGAAGATCCAAAAATGTATTTGTTGTAATTTAGCTAAATAGATAGCAAACATGAAAGAATGTGGATTAAGAAATTTCAAGATTAATATCGTATTATATAAATACGCAGACAAACGCTTGCGGAGAAGAATATTATTACGCCAAACATATAAAAATTGGACTAAGTATTGTGCTCTAAAGGACGGCAAGGTAGCTGACGAGGAGACTATTTTAGATTTTCTACTTCATGAACGATTATTAGAGAAACAAGATGGAAATATCAAAATAACTCCGCAAGGTAGAGTTGTTCTTTGTGATGGCGTTTTTATCACAGAATCACAGAAGTCACTATTTATGCATATGGGATTTTGGATTGCTTTCCTCTCTATTATTATCAGTATCACTACAATTTTAATAAGTAAATCATAATATTAAATATGTCTCTAATAATAACCGCATACACACAAGAGGGTATTGTAATTGGTGCTGATAGTTGCACTACAACGTACTTTACCAAGAATAATAAAGAATTATATAAATACGGAAATTGTGGTGAAAAAATATTCCTACTTAATAATAAGATAGGAATAGCTGCATGTGGGGATGCAATGATTAATGGTACTCTTTTGAGTGTGTTAATCAATAAATACATCTATTCTAAGAAAGAAGAAAATATAAATATTCACCAAGTAGAGATAGATCTAAAAAAAATGGTTGAACAAACTTCTGCCGGAAAAGAATATGATGTCTTTTTTCATATATGTGGATATGAAAATGGGAAAAGATATGTTTCTAAATTTAACTATAACGATAAAGAAAGCCACATCAAAGATGTTTCCGAACGCGATGGCTGTATTTACGATGGGCAGGTAGATATTGTTGACTTGTTTTCGCAAAATGTGGCATATAGGGGAACAGATGGTTTATATTATGATATCAACTTAGAAAGATGTAGGTATAATGAACTTTCATTGCAGGAAACAATTGAATATGTCTATTTTCTTATCAGTACGACTATTCAGCACATGAGATTTACCTATAAAAAGGATAATGTAGGATTCCCGATTGATATTCTTGTTATAAAACCAAATGAGTCGCTTTGGATGCAAAAGAAAGAACTGCATATACCTGGATATTATTGA